GTGCGGCAGGGGTGCGCCCGAAGTGTGCGGGTAGACTTCGGTCGTGAGCAAACTGAGCGAGAGCAAAAAAAAAAGACTCAGGCCGCAGTAGTCCAGAAGCTGCTGAAAAACGTGGAGAAAAAGTTAGGGGGCGAGGACGTAAAGGCGACCTTGGGGGATTACATCCGGCTGGTGCAGCTCCAGCAGGAACTGGAAGAAGAAGAGCCGAAGGACATCAAGGTGACCTGGGTGGACCCGAAACCCGAGGAATAGAATACCGGCCACTGCCTTCGCAGAAGCGGTTCCACGAATCGGGGGCGCGGTTCAAGGGGTTTTCGGGGCCGATCGGATCGGGGAAAAGCCAGGCGCTGTGCCAGGAAGCGATCAAGCTTAGCTATTTGAATCCGGGGCGAACAGGGCTGATTGGGGCTCCGACGTATCCGATGCTGCGGGATGCGACGGTGGCGGGACTCCTTGACGTACTTGGAAGGAATCGAATCCCGCACGAAGTGAATCGGGCGGAGAACTATCTGGTGATGGGGGAAACGAGATCGAGGATCTTGTTTCGGGCGGTGGAGGAGTTCGAAAGGCTGCGTGGAAGCAACCTGGCCTGGTTCGGGCTGGACGAACTGACGTACACGTCGGAAGAGGCCTGGCTGCGGCTGGAAGGGCGGCTAAGAGATCCAAAAGCAGCCAGGTTGTGCGGGTTCGCGGTGTGGACACCGAAGGGTTACGACTGGGTGCATGAGCGATTCGTGGCGGAGCGGGTGGATGGCTATGAGGTGGTGGCGGCGCAGGCGTTCGAGAACCGGCATCTGCTCGAGCGGGTGCCGGATTATTACGAGCGGCTCAAGAGCAGTTACGACTCGCGGTTCTATCAGCAAGAGGTGCTCGGACAATACCTGCACTTGCACGCGGGGCGGGTGTACTACGGGTTCGAGCGCGCGAAGAACGTCGCCGAAGTGAAGGTGGACCCAACGCGAGCGCTGCTGTGGGCGCTGGATTTTAACGTGGACCCGATGAGCTCGGTTATCGCGCAGATGGAAGGTGAAGGAGTGGCAGTGCTGGATGAGATCGTGCTGAGCCGGGCGACGACGCAGCAGGCTTGCGAGGAATTTCAGAGCCGGTTTCCGGGGCATAAAGCGGGACTGAAGGTTTATGCGGACGCGTCGGGAGCGCGCATGCAGACGACGGGCACTTCGGATTTAGCGGTTCTAAAACAGTTCTTCCGGAGCGGCGAGTACGGGACGGTGGAGTTCAAGGTGCCGAAGTCGAACCCAGCGGTGCGGGATCGGGTGATGGTGGTCAATGTGGCGTTTCAGGGGATGAAGATCGACGGGCGGTGCAAGGAGCTGATCAAGGATCTGGAGCAGGTGGCTTACAAGGAGAACACGCAGGTGATCGACAAGGACCGGGATCCGAAGAGGACCCACTTGTCGGATGCACTGGGTTACCTGGTGTGGCAGGAACTGCGAGTGGCGGAGAAGGTCGGAGAGAGAGGCAAAAGGCTGATCTGATGGCGTTCGATATCGATCAAGAGCATCCGGAGTATGTGGCACGGAAGTGCGCGTGGAGAAAGTACCGCGACCTGTATGCGGGCGGCGAGCAATTCAAGACGAATGCGGCGGAATACCTGATCCGGCGGCAGAGGGAGCCGGGCGAGGTTTACGCGGAGCGGCTATGCAGAGTCTTCTACGAGAACTACATGGGCTCGATCGTGGACTGGTACGCGGCTACGCTGTTCCGGCGGGAGCCGGTGATTACTTTTGAGGGCGATGCTCCAGCGTCCAAAAGATTTTTCGCGGCGCTGGTGGAGGATACGGACCGGAGAGGGACGTCGCTGGCGGATTTCTTCCGGCGGCAGTTCACCGAGAGTCTGATCACGGGAACAAGCTATGTACTGGTGGACTTTCCGCGGGTGACCAATAAGCCGGAGACGCGCGCAGAAGAAGACGCGAGCGGCGCATCGCGGGCGTATCTGGTGGAGTACGCGGCGGATGACGTCATCAACTGGAATCTGGACGAGTACGGGAACTTCGACTGGGTGGTGATCCGCACCAAGCAGATCAAGAAAGACCGAGTGGAGGATCGGGAATGGCGGACGGAGACCAAGTGGGCGTACTACGACAAAAGGACGTACCGCATTTATCTGGAGGACGAGGGCGAAGCGGTCCTCATCGATCAAGGGACCCACGGGCTGGCCAAGTCAGGCCAGACGCCGCTGTTTGCGCTGAGAATTCCGGAAGGCCTGTGGATGCTCAACCGGGCGGGGTCGCTGCAACTGGAGCACTTCAACAAATCGAACGCTCTGAGCTGGGCGCTGACGATGGGGCTGTTCGCCATGCCGGTAGTGTATTCGGATCGTGAGTTCAGCCAGATGGTGGGCGAGAGCTACTACATTCAACTGGGGCCGGAAGACAAGTTCGGGTGGACAGAGCCAGAGGGCAAGGTGTACCAGATCGCGGCGGACAATCTGGAGCGGCTGCAGGAAGAAATCTACCGTGTGTGCTACCTGACGCAGGCTGGCGCAGCGCTGGACGTGACGGGGCGGCAGAGCGCGCTCGCCAAGCAGCGGGACTTTTCGATCACGCAAGAAGTACTGAGGGGATATGGGGACGCGGTCAAGGAGCAGATCCGGCGAGTACTGCGGGCGACGGCGGCGGCTCGCGAAGACGGGCTGGATGTGAGCGTGACGGGGATGGACGAGTTTGACATCGCGGACTTTGGCACGGAACTGGAAGATGCCCGGCAGCTGCTGGCGCTGGGAGTAGAGTCGCCGACGCTGAAGCGGGAAGTGTTCAAGAAGCTCGCGCTGAAGTACATGTGCGACTCGCGGCAGGACGTGAAAGATTGTATCGCGGAAGAGATCGAGGGGGCGTAATAAATGGCAGAGGAGATGGACATTCGAGTGGTGCTGGACGAACTGGCCGAGGAGCGGCGACGGCGGGAAGGGTTGGAGAAGCGGGTGGAGGACGCCGAGAGGGGATCGGCGATCCGGGCGGAGCTGCAAAAGCTGGGGGTGGCGAAGGTCGAACTGGCGTACAAGGCAGTCAAGGAAGATGTTCCGCACGAAGCCGGCGAGATGAAGGAGTTCCTGGCGAAATTCGTGGGAGAGAATCCAGAGCTGCTGCCGGCGCGGCTGGCGGGAGGATCGGGAGCGACGGGGGCGGCTCGGGGGAGCGGCGCGGCATCGAGTGCCGTGGATATCGACAAAATCCGCCCGGGGATGAGCGCGGAAGAGATGGACAGGGTGAGGCAGGAGATCGCGCGGGTGGCGTCGCAAACGCTGCGCGGGCTGTAAAAGCGGGAGACAGAAGTCAGAATTCAGGAGTGAGAAATAATGGCGGCAATTACATCGAGTAACGTGGCAAACGCGATTGTGAAGCTGGTGGCGGCGGATGCGCTACCCGCGTTAATGGGGAACCTTGTCATGGGCAACCTGGTCAATCGCGACTATGAACCGGCGCTGGCGCAGGCGGGAGACACGATAAACGTGCCCATTCCACCGGAGCTGACGGCGCACAACCTGACGGAAGGCAGCACAGTCTCGACGCAGAATCCAAACCTGGACAACGCGCAGATCGTGCTGAACACGCACGCGGAGGCGACCTTCCTGATCCCGGACGTGACCAAGATTCTGGCTGTTCCGGATCTTCTGAAGCTATACATGCAACCGGCCGTAGTGGCGCTGGCGGAAAAGATCGAGGCGGATCTTTTGGGTTTGTATGGATCTTTCACCGCGAATACGGCGGTGGGGACAGGCGGGACGGCGATCACGGAAGCGGTGGTGGATTCGGCGGAGACGGGGCTGTTCGCCGCCAAGGTTCCCGCGAATGCGGCGAAATTTTTGGTGGTGGATCCCGCAACGTATTCCGCGCTGCGGCAAATTCCTCGCTTCAGCGAATTCAACTCGGCCGGCGAGGCGGGTTTGCGGGCGCTGGTGGATGGGGCGGTGGGAAAGATGAAGGACTTCTATATCTTCCGATCGCAGTTTGTGATGAAGACGGGCACTAGTCCGGTAACCACGCATAACCTGGCGTTCGCGCGAGACGCGATCGGCCTGGTGGTGCGGCGGCTGCCGAGACCGCTGCCAGGTACGGGCGCGATCGCGGAGTACGCCGAGCTGGGCAATTTCGGAATGCGGGTGACGATGAGCTACCAGCCGAACACGCTGGCGCAGCAGTTCACCGTGGACGTGCTGTATGGCTCGGGCGTGCTGAGGAACAGCTTCGGGGTGCAGGTAAACAGCTAGGGGATGCGGCCGGCGAAAGGCCGGCCCTACCTGCTGAAAGCAGCTTATGGACTTGCTTGGGTATTACGAAAAGATTCGCCGGATCGAAGCTGTGATCGATGCGGTGTTCGCGGTGGTGACCAGCCGCGCCACGCCAGATGGGGGCCGCGCGGGGGTGAAGACGGAGCTGCCGCGAGCGGTGGCGGCGCGTTTAATCGCGGATGGGAAGGCAGATCTGGCGAGTCCGGAGGAGACGGCTCAGTTTCGGGCGGAAACCGAGGCGAAATGGAAAGAGGCGCAGCTCAATGTTGCTGACCGACGGTAGCCCCAATACGACCGAGGACCTGCGCGTGTACGAGTCGGCGATTCTGGGCGTCGCGAACGGCGAGATGATCGACCTGGGCGTGAAGCTGAATCTGGCGACGGAGGAGATCATACAGGACATACTGGATTTCCTGCTGGCGCACGCCGGGGCGGATCCGCGAGCGGCGGGGCGCAGAGAGCTGGGAGCGGCGGACGTGGTGATCAGCCGGCAGCTCAAGCGCTGGCATGCGGTACACACGCTGGAGATCGTGTACCGGGACGCATTCAACAATCAGCTCAACGACCGGTATCAGGCAAAATTTGTGGAGTACCGGGAGCTATCGCGAAGCGCACGGGAACGAAGTTACGGCTTCGGTGTGGGGCTGGCGCTGATTCCCATTCCGCAGGCAGAACCGCCGGTGTTCAGCGCCGTGGGCGGTCTGATTCCTGCAACCACTTATTACGCGCGGGCGTCGTGGGTAGGTGCATCGGGGCAAGAGGGACAGCCGAGCGAGATGACGGCCTACGATGCGCCCGCCGGAAGTCTGCCCGTGGCGCAGATGATAAATCCGCCGTCCGTAGCGGCGGCGTTCAATATCTATCTGGGACTGACGCCGGATACGCTGTCGCTCCAGAATCCGACGCCGGTTCCAGTGGGTCAGAATTTCACGCTGGCGGGGCAGGGGTTATCGGCCGGTCCAGTGCCCGGTGAAGGGCAAGCCGGCGACACCTATATCAGCGGCGGCTGGATCCTGCGGCGAGGTTGAAGAGATGGCCAAGACAGGAAGCGTCGCGACGCGAAAAGTGGTGGAGTTCCTGACAGCGCCGGATAAGGGGCTGGGTCCGGCGGTGGCCAGGATCGCAGAAGAAACGGCGATGGAACTGGCGGCCATTCCGCCGGCCCACGTGATGAACCAGAACGTCTCGGTCGAGCTGAGCGAGCGTGCGCAGATCGTAAAATATCCGGCCGTCTATGTATATACGGACCGCGTTCGGAACCTGCTGACGGAGAAGTTCCGGACATTCTCGGGCAAGGTTCGAACGGTGGCCGAGGTGCGGGTGTCGCAGGATCGGATGGAAGGGGTGGAGGAGCAACTGCGGCTGTATGTGGAAGCGGTGACAGAGGTGTTGGATGCGAATCGGGGGAACTGGGGAGAAGGAGCGTTTTTTACGGGCGGGTACGAAGTAAGTATCGATCCGGTGCGGCACGGCGGAAGAAATTTCCTACAGATCGCGAAAGTGGAGTTTGAAGTGGACATGTCCGTTGCTTGAATCACGCACGACGCTGAAAAACGCTGTGCGCTTCACTAAGCCGCAAATAAACGCAAATTAGACGCAAATGAGTTGCTACATATCATCGAACAACAACAGAGTGTACGTGGCGCTGGAGTCGAGCTACGGTCAAGCGGCGGGCATCACGGGCGCGAATCGAATTCCGATCGTGAAGCTAACGGCGCGGCAGGTTCAGGAACAGATCGGGCGCCGGGACAAGACCGGCAGCCGCACGTTCGCAGGGCTACCGAACAGGATTCGGAGGCGCACGAGCTTCCAACTGAACACGTTCATGACGCAATGGACGGACCAGACAGTGCCGCCGACGCATGGGCCATTGTTTCAGGCAGCGATGGGAGGCTCGCCAGTGATCTTCGCGGGCGGAACGGTGGCATTGGTCACCGGGCAGACGCAGATCGAGTTCACGGCGGCCCACAGCCTCACGGCCGGCCAGGCGATTACGTCAAGCGGCGAGATCCGGTTTGTCGCGGCTGTGCAGAACAGCACGACGGTGTTCATCAACGCAGCGTTTTCTGTCGCGCCGGTAGCGGGATCGGTCATCGGAGCGACGGCGACGTTCCGACTGGCGACGGACCTGGGAAGCGCCACGATCTACGATTACTGGGATCCCAGTACGGTGGTGCAGCGGATCCTGAACGGCGCGGCGATCGACACCATGAAAGTCAAGGTGAATGGAGACTTTCACGAATTTGACTTCTCGGGTCCGTCGCAGGACCTGGTGGACAGCGCGAGCTTTATGAGCCGGGAAGCGGGACTGGAGAATTTTTCCGCGGAACCGGATCCGGCTGACTTCGATTACACGATTGTGCCGGGGCACCTGGGGCAGGTGTGGATGGGCTCGCCGGAAAGCCAGTTCTTCACGCTGACGGCCGCCGACCTTACGTTGACCAACAACATCGCCCAGAGGCTGCATGAATTCGGCAGCGATTTTGCGAGGTGCATCGCGGCCGGAGAGCGGACGGTGCGGCTGAATTTTCGTATTTTCGAGCAGGATGACGCGCAGACGAAGGGGTTGTATCAGGCGGCTCGGCAAAGGTCGCCGATCGGGGTGATGCTGCAGTTAGGAGAGCAGCCGGGGCAATTGTTCGGGGCGTATATGCCGGCGATGGTTCCGGAAGTACCCGAATTCGACGACAGTGAGACTCGACTACAGTGGTCGTTTCAAAACGACCGGGCACAGGGGACGGTGGATGACGAACTCTACATCGCTTTCGGGTAGCGCAGGGCACCAGAGCTCGGCGTGGTTCGACGCGGAGACGAGCGCGGGGGTGCGGTTCCGAGTGGCGCGGATCTCCGTGGCGAGAAGGATCGAGCTGGCGCGAAGGATTAGAGAAATCGGCCGTAAGGTCGAGTTTCTGGAGGCGGGTCAGGATCCGCGCGAGAAACTCGAGGCGGCGGTGCTGGCGGCGGAGATCGATCGCGTGTATCTGGAGTGGGGCTTAGAGGAAATTCAGGGGCTGGCGATCGACGGGGAGGGGGCGACCCCGGTGGAGCTGATCGAGAAGGGCCCGCTGGATCTAGCCAAAGAAATACTGGGCCGGATCAAGCGTGAGTGCGGGCTGAGCGAAGACCAACGAAAAAACTAATCGTCGCATTCCATTTCCTGCGCGGCAACGGAGCCCGATGGGAGTGCGACGCGTGCCGAAAGCAGGGTCTGGAAGCGCGGAGACGGTGCGGGTTTCTGTCGCCGGAACTACGTGGCGCGAAGCGCATCGTGTGGGCGCGCGGACCGGCGTCGACGGAGGAATGCCCGAACTCACTAGTGACGGCGGAGAGTATCGAGCTGCTGGAGCGATTTTCCGCGTCGAAAAGCTGGGGGTGGAAAGATCCAACAGCGCGTGAGGCGGATGCATTTCTAGCACTGGAGCAAGAGCTGCGAGCGGAGGGACTGAATGGCAAGTGATCCGGGAACGGTGAGCGGTGTGCTGTCGGGGGCGATGGCAGGCGCTATCTCCGGCAACAACGGACTGGGTGAAGAAATCGCGAGGCTGGCGGATGAGTTGCAGCAGTTGCAGACATCCAGCCAGTCGGCGACTGAATCGAAGCAGGCCGGTTCACAGACCACGAGCGGCGGCGCATCGTCCGGGTCGATTGGAAGTGCACTACTGGACGTGTTCGGCACCGGACTCGGCCTGAGCCCGCTGATCTCGGGGATCGTGAGCTTGCTCTCGAGAGGCGGGGACAGCAGCACGCCAGCTCCGTTGACACGGTTCACGCTGCCTCCGTCGATTCAAGCCACCGGGGGCGTAAATGAGGGCGGAGGAGCGGCATTCGCGGTGGATAATCCGCAGGGTGGGCTTCCGAGAGCTGTCCCCACGGTAGGGCAAGCCGGCGCGGCGGCGCAGATCACGGTGCAGGTTCAGGCGCTGGACAGCCAGTCCTTCCTGGATCACAGCGCGGATATAGCCATGGCCGTTCGACAGGCGATGCTCGAATCGAGCGTGCTGAACGACGTGGTACGGGAGGCGTAAGATGGCGAGTTTTCCGGCGCTGAAAACGGGAGCTGTGGCGCAGTATCCGGCGGATCGTGCGAGGCGGTTTTCGACGCAGGTGCTGCGCTTTCTAGACGGCGGCGAGCAGCGATTCGCCGGATTCGGGGCGCCCCTAAAACGTTGGACCATCCTGCTGGAACTGCTGGATGAGAAGGAACTGGCGGACATCGAAGGGTTCTACCTGGAACAGGGCGGCCGGGCGGGAAGCTTTACGTTTACCGACCCTTGGGATGGGACCGTGCATACGAACTGCAGTTTTGAGAGCGACACAATGACGGCGAATTATCGCGGGCCAGGCGACGGGGCAGCCTCGGTGATAGTGAAGGAGAATCGCTGAGATGCTGGTGTTTCCACAGCTGACAACGGGCGCAGCGGTACAGTATCCGGTCACGCGCACGTATGTGACGCGCACGGTGGCCAACACTCTTGCCGATGGCAGCATGGTGATCTTCGCTGATCCGGATGCAGGCATGCGGAGGTGGGAACTTCGGAGCGCCGGGCTGACTCTGCTCGAGTGGACGGCGATCGACACCTTGTTCCAGGCTGTGGCGGGCCGGCATGCGACATTCACGTTCCTGGATCCAGCCGGAAATCTGCTGCTGCGCAGCGAGGCGTTCGGCGATCCGGCGTGGGACAATAGCGCGCTGATCCAGTTGACGCCGGGCATCGACGATCCCCTGGGAACGACGCGGGCGACACACGTGGTCAACTCGGGATCGGCAGCAGGCGGGGTAGCGCAAACGCTGGCAGTACCCGGGAATTTCCGGTACACGCTGAGCGCGTGGGTGAAGGCGACTGGCGTGTCGAACGTCACTCTATCCGCGACGACCGCGGGGGGAAGTGCGACGCGGATGATCGCGCTGACGAGCCAATGGAAGCGGATTTCGCTAGACGTCGGCTTGGCGTTGGATACGGATAGCATCGTATTCGGGGTGGAACTGGAAGCAGGTGCGACAGTGGACTTATTCGGGATGCAAGTGGAAGCGCAGCTTGGCGCGTCCGACTACAAGCAAACCTCGGGCAGCGCGGGCGTGCACGCAGCCGCGCGTTTTGCGGAAGACACGCTGACGGCGACGGCGCGCGGCACGGATATGTTCGACGCCGTGATCGGGATCGTGGCGAGTTGAACCCAGATGGCGACAATAGACGACCTCAAAGAAGCGCAGGCGCCTCCGACGCCACTGTTCCTGTTTGAATGTACTTTACGAAATGGTTCGGTAGAGCGATGGGGGACGCACGCGGCGGCCTTCGATGGAAACAGTTACGATGCGCGGCTGCTGAAGCACAATCTTTTCACGCTGTCGGCGGCTCCGGAAGACACCAAAATGAGCGTGACGCTGGCGAACGCTGATTCCCATTTTTCAGAGATTGAGCGCGAGACCGGATTTCGCGGGGCGCAGGTCACAGTTCGATTCCTTTTTTACGATCTGACCACGCAGCAGGCAGCATCGGAAGCCCGGATCATTTTTCGCGGAACCGCCAGCGCGGCGGAGGAAACCACCGAAGCAGCGCTTCGCGTCACGTTCACGAACAGGCTGAATCTGCAACGCATCGTGCTTCCGGAAGTAAGAATCCAGCGGCGGTGTCCGTGGACATTTCCGGCTACAGCGGATCAGCGGCTGGAAGCAATGAACGGGGGCGCGAAGGAGAAATATTCGGCGCTATATCGCTGCGGATACTCGGCCGATCAGACCGGCGGGGTGGGTACGCTGGACGCTTCGAACGGAGACCAGCCGTTTACCGGCTGCGACTACACCCGCTCGGCATGCACGGCGCGCGGAATGTTCGACCTCGGACGATTCGGCGGAGTGGAGTTCGTGCCGGCTCAAATCGAGGTGCGGAGTTTCGGAGAGTCGGGATCACATCTTTCTCTGATCGTTGCGAACGAAGCCAGGTACAACGACTTCGTGCCGTTGGTGTACGGGACGGCGTGGTACCAGCCGCCGGTAGTTTTCGCGAGGAACGACGGCAACCTGACGCATCTGGAAGTGCTGCTGGGGATGGGGCAGATCGCGGAGATTTTGAAGGTGGTGGTCAACGACGTCGAGATTCCCGAGGGCGTCAGCGGCGTGGACATGACGGGAACGGGCTGGTACAACCTGGTGACCAGCGGGACGCGGTCCGGTTCCTTCAACCCGGATTTTCCGGGCGGCGATCCTTACGGCAGCATAGCGATGGCTAGCGTGGTGGTTCCGAACCGGATCAGCAACGGTCAGTCGCTACCCAAGGTGCAGGTGCTGCTGGCAGGGCTGAATCTGGAGCGTTTCGACCAGGCCGGTACGTCCCTCGGCGAGGCCTTTACAAACAATCCCGCGTGGGTTTTGCTGGACGTACTGCGGCGGAGCGGCTGGCTTATGTCGGATGTCGACCTGGGTAGTTTCGCGAAAGCGGCCGCGTACTGCGAGGAAGCCATCCAGACCAAGGATCTGTATGGCAACACGGTGCTGGTGGCACGATTCGAATGCAATCTGGTGTTGAATCGGCGATGGAGCGCGGCAGAAGTCGCGCGGGGCATCCGCAATGGATCGTCGCTCCTGCTGGCGTATGGCACGGGCGGCCTGTTGACGTTACGCGTGGAAAACACGATGGCGCTGCAACAGCCTTCGAAACCGGACGGAAGCAACGGTACCGAGACGTTGAACGGGGGTTGGCCGGCGTACGAATTCAGTGACGGATCGGCTGCATTCTCGGGTATTCTGCGCAAGCCGGGCGGCGAGCCCGCTATCCGCTTATACGCAGCAAGCGGGTCCGACACGCCGAACCGCCTGACGGTGGAATTCCAGGACGAGTTCAACGAATATCAGCAAGACAGCCTGTCACTGGTAGATGTGGACGATGCGCTGCTGACGCAGCGGGAAGTCACGGCTGCGTTTTCAGGTCTGGGGCTGCCGAACTTCGACCAAGCGACGCGGATGCTGGATCTGCAGCTGGCGAAGTCGGCCGTGGGGAGCACGTTAGTCGAATTGGAGACCACGGTTCGCGGCGCAGGGCTCTCGCCCGGCGATCTGATCACGGTCACGTATCTGAAGGAAGGGTTGCAGAGGCAGCCGTTCCGCATTTTGCGGCTGGCTCCAGGAGTGAACTATCAGACGGTTCTGATCACGGCGCAATGGCACGACGACGGCTGGTACACATCGGGAGGCGCCAGCGCGGCCGGCGGCCGCAGAACAGGCGTGGGTGAAACCGGGCTCCCGCGACCTCTGGTAGGAACTGTACTGGACGGGAACGGAATCGAACAGTTCGAAATAACGGAGACGGTGATTCCGCTGTCTGACGGCGGCTTTCAGGTGAAGCTAAGAGCGGCGTTCACCGTACCGGGAGCTCCGTCGTCGTCATTGGCGAACATTCCCCTAGTGAGTTTGAATCCGACGAATGCGCCCATTGGCGGAACGCTGGCGGGCGGACAGACGCTGTACTACGCGGTCAGTGCGACGGACGCGGGTGGCGTCGAAAGCGGCCTATCGTTCGCGATACGGGCAAAGATACCAGCGGGAACAGGCACGAATGCCGTGAGCCTGACGGGCTTGAGTTTCTCGCCGGGCAATACAGCGGGATTCTCGGTTTACCGAGGATCGAACCCGATCCAGCTGCTGCGGATCGCACATGGCCACGCAGTGGCGACCTCGTTTATCGACGACGGAGCAACCGCCGAGCTGGTGGGTCCGCCGGATGGCAATTACAACCACGCGAACTTCTATTGGAGGCTGGAGCTGCAGCCGGAAGCGAACGTGGAGATTCATTCGGCCACGACCATCGGCAAGAGCGGACTGGGAATGCTGGCGGACAATTTCAAAGGTGCGCTGGTGCGGGTGATGCGCGGGACAGGCGCGACTCAAGAGCGGGTAGTGGTCGCGAATACCGATACCACTTTGACTGTCACTCCGCCCTGGCAGGTGGAGCCCGATTTGACCAGCTATTTCGTGGTCGCGGACGGTACATGGAAATTCGGCGGCCTAAGCACATCGAGTCCGGCGGAGTTTGAGGTATCGAACACGCCGGGCGCGACGGTGGAAATATCGGGACGGTCGGCAAACTCGCTCGACCAGGAAAGCGCCTACGAGCTGAATCCGCTGACTCGCTGGCAAATCGGGGGAAGCGGGGGAGGAGTCGATAGCGACACGCCCCCGCCGCCGACGTTCGCGTTGAACCTGGCGGGACAAGGGACGGCGGAGCTGGCCGGAATCGAGTTCACAACGCTGGCCAACACGCAGACGATCGAAGCGGGGACACTGGGGCTGTTCTATTGGGACGAACTCAGCAGCCCAACGACATTTTCGCTGACCAGTGGCGCTACCGCGACCGACACGACAATCACTCTGAGCGCACCCGGTCCGGCGGGCGTGGGCGATTTTATCCAGATCGAGGGCGAGATTCTGGAGGTAAGCGCCGTGCTCGGCGGTGGGACCGAGTACCAGGTCGTGCGGGGATCGTTCACCAGTGTGGCGGCGGCGCATAGTGGCACGACTCTGCTGTATCACTTACGGCGGCTGATCGTCGTGGTGCCATTCGTCAAGGGATTTTTCGGGAGCCCGGCGAGTGACGCATTCAGTTACTCCGTGTTTCTACCGAATGTGCGGATCGGCGCGGCGGAATTGTACATGACCAACGCGGTAGGCGGCGGGTTGGTGGGGAAAACCGCATTCGGTACGACGGCGGACCAGGGTTTACGCACACTGGCGGGCGGCCAACTATCGGTCCAGACGCAGGGATATCTGGCCATTCAGACCGGAGCGGCGCCGGCGCTGGTGATCGAGGATCCGCACGTCGCACGCGATATTTCCGCAGTGGTTCGGGAAGCTCCCAGCGGAGGTGCGATCGAACTGCAACTGACGCAGAATGGTTTGGCATACTGCACGTTGACGATAGCGGACGGGCAGACTAGTTCAAACCTGGTGGGTGGATTCGGGCTGGCCCCGTTGGAAGCGAACGCCCGACTGGATCTGAATATCACGTCGGTTCCGACGGCCGCGGGAACCTTACCAGGCCGCGACCTGACGGTGACGATCAGGCTCTAAGACGCAAATTAAAGCGAATGGAAATCAACAAGCTCACACCGGATCGGGATCTGCAGTGCTTCTTTCTGCATCCATCGGCAATTGCAGCCATCAGCGACGCGTCGGGGGTTGGATTAACGGTCTCCGGCACGTGGCGGCAACAGTTCGACTGGGCGGTCATCGAGTGGAATCGCGATAATGTTTACGAACACCCGGCGTTGCGAAACCTTCCGGATGGTGATTTGAGCGGGCTAGTGCTGACCTATGAGGAGACTCGCACGAATTGCATCGCGCTGGACTCGGATTTATACCCCACTGTGGACTGGCCTTATTTGCGAGTGTGGGCGGGGGACGATCCGGCGGCCGATCCCTATTTCGTGAGGGTGAAGGATCATGCGGAGGCGATCGAAGGCAGTTATCAACCGGCATATGCGGATTTCACACTCTCCGGAACGGCCGTCGCGGGCGAGTTCGCTGGTTTGGGATATCTCGGCCTAAGCTACACCTATCAGGTGTCGGCGGGAGACACATTGGACGATATTGCGGCGGCGATTACAGGCGGCATGAACGGGCCAACGTCGCCATTTCTGACCGCGACGCAAACGGGAAACACGATCCGAGTGCTCTATCCAAGCAGCGCGGGCGCGAACGGTAATCGATTCGGCGTATACTCGTCCACCAGCGGATCGGCTACGTGGGACGCGACGGCAAAGACGCTGGCCAATGGCACGTCCCCGACAAAATGGCGGGTGACGATCGACTTTTCATCGCTCCTGGATAGGAACGGGACAAGCATTCCGACGAACAAGGTCCGCAAGCTTCGTTGGACGTACGCCGCGGACTTGCAGCCAGGGGCGTTCGAGCGAAGTGAGTTCGCGGCAGTCATCTCAAACTGGACGGTGAGCGGGACGGGAGCGACGTATTCTCTAGCGGGACCGGGGAGCCGCCGCTATGAAGACGATGCCGCCGGTCTGGCGTATGACGGCGCGTGGGCGATCACGCGCGGGAACTTTTCGGGCGGCACGATCCACTCGACGTCGACAGAGGGCGATTCGGTCAGTCTGCAATACTCGGCTGCGGGGACGCACAGGCTGTACGTCGGTACTCGATATACGGAAAATGGCGCCCAACTGTCGATCGCGGTCGACGGGAGCGCGGCCATCACGGTCAATCTTCGCGTTCCGGGTGAAGACGCACTGATTCGTTGGCCGGTGGGCGAGTACGGAAGCGGGACTCATACGGTGACCCTCACGCATGCGGGTCCGGCAGGCGGGGACCTGTATTTTGACTTTCTGGAGACGGCGGTGCCCACGACGACGCTTCCGGCATTCCCGGACGAGCCGCGAATGACGCTGGCGACGGACTGGGACACGGATCATTCGATCGCGCTGGCGCCGGAACGAACGGCGTGGCTGATCGGCACGCTAGGGTTCAAGGGCCGGCAAAACCATTACGGCGGCGCTCTGTGGTTTTACGAGTTGGCGAATCCGGACAATGTTTATGCCACGGGAACCCTGACATTCGGAGGAACACCGGAGCCGGGCCAGTTTGTCTCGATATTCCTGTCGCGCGATGATGATCCTGCCGGTACGGCGGCCACGGAAATCCAACGCGGGATGCATGTCGGGGACACCCTGGAAACGATCGCCATCTCCTACGCGCAGGAACTTAATCATGGCTATACGGGGCTATGGGCGAGCGCTTCCGGAAGTGTGGTCACGCTTCATTCGCGATCGTTGGGGTCCGACGGCAACCACTACACTCTGGACACGTCCACCACCAGCAGTACTTTGACCGTAAGCGTGTCAGCGGCCTTCTCGGGCGGGAATACGGGTGCATGGCGAACGGATCTGTCGGCTACGCCGAGGCTGAACCGCGCGGTGCGCGATTGGAATAGAAGCTTCTTCAGCGCGCTTCAGGGCTACGGGATCGACGCTGCGAGCGCATTCAGCACTGAATTGCGCGACGTGGATCCGGCG